AACATTTAGCGCAATCGTTGCAATCTTTGTAAGCACAAGTGTGGCTTGATAAATTTTCATAGCAACATTGGCTGCAATAATTGCTGTCGCTAATGTGCCAATAACGCCGATAAAGATTAAAAAAACAGTTGTGTTTTCTTGGGCAAATTCTGCCATCGGTTTAAGAATTGTCAACAACTTTTGCAACGCTGGCAGTAGCGCCATGCCAATAGATTCTTTAGTTTCGTCTAACGCAATTGTCATGCCTTTCATTTGGCCTTCAAACGATTGCGCTGCGACAGTTGCCGAGCCACCAAACGAAACAGCAAGCGCCTCAGTAATATCAGTCATTGTTGACTCTGAATCAATAACACCTTTTAGCGATGGGTCTAGTTTTGTTAGCGCGCTAGTAGACCCGTTGTAAGCCTTACCAAGTGCCAGTGTGACAGTTTCTAAATCTTTGCCAGTAGCAGTGCTTATGTTTAACGCTGTCTCAAGTAACTTTTGCGCTTCCTCAGCCGAGCCAGTTGATCGAGTCAGGCTTGCCATCGCAGGCCTCAACTCGTCATCAGTCACCGAAAAAGCGCGAGACGATGCCGATATAAAACTTTCCATGCTGGCAATCTGTGCATCAGTAGCGCCAGTGCTAGTGCGCAATTGTTGCGCTAATAAATCCTGCGCTTTTTGATCCTCTACTGCTGCCTTAGTCGCCAAGCCAAGACCTGCAGTAAGACCGCCCAGCACCGCAATAGCCGGCACCATAGCCTTCTTTAACGCAAAGCCTGCCTTAGCGCCAGCGCCTTCCAAATCCTTAAATTGTGCAATTGCCTTTTTGACTCCAGCACCGTCATACTCAGAAATAATAGGTATAGATAAAGCCATTACATGCGCCTCGCAATCATGCTTGAAACACCGTTAATCATTTGTTTCATCTCACGCTCAATGCCTCTACGCGCACGATACACCGCAGGCCCGATCACTCGAGTGCGACCAGTCTGCACTGGCATACCTTCTTGGCGCAAACTTGTGTCAAGTGTGTTTGCATTTGCGCGACCTGCAGTTTCAAACACTGCAGCCGCTTGATCTTTTTGAATGATAAGAATTACACCTACCGCGTTACGCCGAGTGTCAAATTTCATTTGCACACCTTTTTGCGCGTCAGCAACTCTAAACGCTTTAACTTTGCGACCAGTTTTTTTAGATGTCCACGCATACGCCATACCGCTTAAAGGAACCTCGCTGTATGCGCGCCGACCAGCGTCAATTGCTGGCTGTGCAATGCGTGTTGCGTCAGCCTTAAATTGTTTTTGCAACTCTGGGTCAATCTGTCTAAGCGCATTTATAGTTTGCTTGACACCTGCAACTTGCACTGTTGTGTTTACATTCATTGCTTGCGCTCTTTGTTAATAAGTTCTATAACAGTGTTCATATCGTCAATATCAAAAGCGATGCCAGCAGGCCAGTAACCAGTAGCCACAACAATTTGCGCTAATCCGTAGCGGTATGAACCGCGTCTACTTTTGGGCTGTTCTGTTCAACCACCTCTAAATTCTTTAACGACTTAATGTACTCATCTAGTTGTGCTGGGACTGTTATGCCTGATGTGCGTGACGCTTCGTAAGCCATGTATGCCAGGTCCTCGATACCTAGTCCGTCAGCGATCTGTGACACTTTGCGTTTATATTTGCGTTCCCATGCAACAATGGTCATTAGGTTTGTTGACACCGTTATTTGTGTGTCGTCATTAAATGTTGCTTTGAGTGTTAGTTGCATGCGTGTACCCTCTCGGTTGGTCTTGCGTTGTTAGTTCTCAGCGGCCAGTGCCGCGCGATCATGCGACCGCTTTAGTCAATACGCCACCGCTAAATGTCAGCGTGATTGTTGACAGTTCGCCCAAACTTGCATTGATTGGTGTGTGAGATTCAAGGTACGCGCCTGTGAGCGTGTAGGTCGGGTTTGTGGCTGATGCAGCGCCTGTAGCAGGTGCAACAATCAAAGTTGTTTGGATACCTACAAGACCGTAGATAGTTGCCTCAGTTTCTGACCCTGCATACGACTGGTACAACTCAACCTCGATGCTGTTGTTCTGCAACGATGTCACTGTTGACGCACCGTACTTGCGTGCCGTGTCACCAAACGCTGTTGTTTCAAGTTGCTCTAACACATAGTTAACAGTCGCGCTAGTGCACTGATCTTGCAAGTCAACTGCATTGATCGTTACTTTAGGGTTTGATAGATAGACGCTGGTAGCCATGTGGGTTAATCCTTTTGCTCTGTGTTTATAGTTTTAGCAGATTTTTTAGGTTTTAGTGGGGATAGATGCCCAGAGTCAACTAAAAATTCTAGATCAGTTGTCAGGTCACCTAGGTCAGCTTCTCGAATGATGTCGCCCCAGTTATAGCCGTTAAGTCGGTTGCTGGTCACTTCGTAATCCATCAGGTAGTGCTCGCTTTCATTTGTATGTTTAACGATAGTGCAGGGTAGTCAACACCGCCGATTGTAAGTGTTGTAGGTCTGCCATCAGTGACTGCTACTTTGGCTGCTAAGACTTTTGCTGCAATGTTAAGTGCATTGCGGTATGCGTCAGCGTTGCTAGGCCCGAGACTGATAACGGTCACTGGTATTGACATGTCAACGATGTTGCTGTTAAACGCAGTAAACGACATCGCATCTAGCAGTATGCATGGTGGCTGTACATTGCGTGTGTCAGTGACGCACACCAAGCCCGAAACTGCGTTAAGTGTTGTGGCAAGCGTGTTAATAGATGTGTTAAATAGATCGCTATATGTTTGCGCTGCCATTAGGCAACCTGTGGTCTGTCAACACCGATTAACTGTTTGACCAGTGGCGACAGTCCGTTAGTCGAGCCTGCAGACATTCCATCAAACGATGCAAAATCAGATATGCCACCACGCTGACGGTACAAAGCGCCACCATACATGATCGTGCCCAGCGTGACATCGCCACCGGGCGAAGTAGTAAGACTGTCGTGATAGCCACATTCTTGTCGTCTGCGATAAATAAAATTGTTTGCAGCGCTTGCGCACTGTGTAACAAATGTTGTGTCATCAGCAGTCGCTGTCGCGATACCTAGCCATGTCAAGATTTGTGCTGCAGTAATCCAAGTACAGGTCTGCGTATAGGTGACAGTGCCAGAATAATCAACAACAAACTCAACACTCGTACCTGTGCACGCATACAACACCTGATTAGCCACTGGGTCGTTCTCATCAAATAGCAGTTCGCCAGTTGTGTTGTCAATGCCAGTAAATTTGTATTGTGGCAATGCAAGCACTGTGAATGTGCCTGAGAATGGTGCAGCTAATCCTGAGACAGTTACAGACTCACCTAACGCAATCTCTGACGCTTCGAGCGTGCTTATGCAGGCATAGTTGTTTAGTAATTGCTTAGTTTGTGTTTTGTAAGTTGCCATGGCGTTTAGTCCGCCATGCGACTAGGCGATTACGATGCCCTGAATGAACGATGACTTGGCAACAAATGTTGCAAAGTAACCGTAGTAACTGAATGTGCGACTAAGTGTTGACGGTACATCAACAGACAAGACGCCTTGTTGCGCTTCGTAGATTTCAAAGCCCGGTGCGTACACAACAAGCATTGTGCCGCTTGCAAAATTGTTGTCAACAACTAGTTGCAAGCCCATGACATTCATGTTGTTGTAACCCATGCCACCAACTTTGCCGATTGAGTTCTGACCGACAATGCCGTCAGTTACATAACCCAAAATTGGTCGCTTTGACCCATCTAACTGACTACCCAATTTTTGCCAAACATCTGGGCTTACGCAAAGATGAGTTGGAAAGTAATTTGAGTCCTCAGTAATTTCTCGTGCCGCGTCATACAAAGATTGAATTAAAGACGATGGGTCATTATCTGTCACAGTCCAAGTTGACCCTGATGCAGTCTTACCTGAGACCATGTTGTCTGCAGCAATGTTGTCTGTAGCAATCAAGTATTCGCCAGCAAGATCGTTTAATACAAGTTGCATTGATGCTGGGTCAGTAAAGTCCATGTCTTGTCGAGTCATTGTGACTTGACCTGCAACAGTTGTTTTAGTAACCGTGTTTGATGCGATCACCATTGTTGTTGCACTGACTGCACTGCCTTCGGTTTGTGTTGCAGCGCTGGTGTGCGTTGTGATTGTTGGTCGCACAAATGTTTTGCTTGGTGTGTTTGGCATTGCGCGTGCACCAAATGCTGTAACAACTGGTCGCACAAAGTTAATGTCTTGGAATAGTGGCCCGAGTACAGGTACTGGTAAGAGTCCTGGTGTGTCGGTTGTAAGAATGTCGCCAGCCGCTGCTTGCAATGCTGATTGTCGTTTCATCGCAGCTGCTTTTGCTGCTTGCTGAACATTAACGAGAGTGTCGCCACCGATGTGCATTGCTGCCAAATATTCGCCTGGTGTTGGCATAGCAAATTCGCGTGCAGGCTTAGCCCACAACTTGTCAACTACTGATGCTGCAACTTCGACTGTTGGTTCTACTGATTCCATAATTGTTTTCTCCTGTGTAGGTATAACTTCATTTAACTCTATTGGTGTATCGGTTTGTGGGATACTCGCTGCGACTTCTGTTATGACTGCACCGCTAAACGCGCCTTGGCTGACCATGCTTAACTCTGTCCACTCGGCCGCCTCAACAATCATGACGCCTTCATCGTCATAACTAAACTTTGTCGGGTTGATGCCGACCGATACTGAGTCAATTACACCGTCATTTGCAAGTGTCAAATATTCGTCACCCAGTCGAGTGGCGCTAATCTTGGCAACAAACATCATGCCTTCTGGCGTGTCCTCGCGCTCTGTAACCATGCCCAAAATTTGTGTTGAGTCATGCTGACCGTAAAGCTTTGGATTACGACCGTCAACAGGTAACGCGCCCTGCATAATGCGCACCTTTGTACCGTCAGCAACTACCGCTGTCTCATCGTAAGTTACTGCTATGCCACTGATTGAGCGGCGCGGTAATTCCCCTACCGCACCTGCGTCAACCGTGATCTGTGAAGGGGTTAAACGGATCATGACTGCGACACTACATCAACTGTGTCAGGCATTTGTGCATCATCACGATTTGTTAGCGAGTACTCGCCAGTCAAATAATCCTCTACATCAAATTCGACATAAGTGCCGTTAGGCAAAACATTGTTTTGTGACAATGTGCCAGCGATGCAATCGGCGTAGGCGCGCACACCAAATGTCCACAAATCCATGCGAGACTCAGCGCTTGACTGATACGAGTACGAGCCGACACTAATGCCTGCAAGGTATGGCGGTATGTTACAAAGTCGCGCCATTTCCATTGCCTGAAACTCTGCCGAGTCAATAAGCAACATCTTGTCAGGGCTAGTCAATGTCTCGGTGGAGGTAACAAATTCGTTGAGCGCTGCAGTCTGATTAGTTTCGCGCGCATGATTAAACGATGCTGCAAGATCAGCCAACTCTTGACCGCTCAAAGGCTCGCCACCAGTCTGACGCAAAATACCTGCAGGAATAGCGCTACTGCTATTGCGATAGCGCGCTGCCTCAAGTTTTAGCGCTGTCGCTACAGCCTGAGTTGACTGGTACACAATGCCTTGTATCGGTGACAAGAATTGCACAACATCATTCGGGTCTAGTTCTGCACCTTGAAACACAATTTGTTTTGATGGCGCAAACCAGACGGGACCGGCTTGGTCGAGTGTCTGACACATCGCGGAAGGCAAACGAGTAAACGATGCTGGGAATCCGTCAGCGGTACGACTAGTTATGTACCAGAATGCGCGCCCATAAAAAAATAGGTCGTCAAATGTCCAAGCCATAATAAAATTGTTTGGCAATGTTGGGTCAATCTTGCGTAACCAAGTGCGTGGGGCCTGAGGCAATTTTTCCATTTCGTCACCATTCCAAATTAACGAAAATTGTTTGAGCGACATGCAGCCGAGAACTGATGCCATAAGATCGCGCGCTCGAGAAACTGTTGGCACACTCATTGCCTTATTGCGTGACTCGCCCTCAACATACGAGTAGTACTGACCGATCATGCCAGCGCCACCGTTATTAGATGACTGGTAATAACTACCAGCAGCTGCAGCTTTAGACGCTGGTTGCGCGTTTGCAGTTTTAGTAATTTTGTCTGCAATAAATTCAATCAAAGTTTTAGCCATGCAGTAAGTATGCCACTGCAACTAGCGCGCATGTTGTATTAGGTGCTCGCCGCAAACAGACCGATAAAGCAGGTAAACAGCGAGCCACCCAACAAACAGATTAGCGTGACGCAACCACAATCATAGGTTTGCCACTAGAGGTAGGCCGACTGGCAAG